AATCATACAGCGGTGACCGAGTAATTACTCCAGATATGCAGCGCCAAGCAAGTGACGATCTAAGTCGCTTAACTGGCTCTATGGCTGTTACTGATAATTCTAAAATGACTCCAGAAAAGAAAGCCGCTTTAATTAAATCTGGCATTCTTGTTGGTGATGTTACCAAAACTGTTGGCGAAAAATACGGCTTTTTTGGTGAGCGACAAGACACCACCTACGATTACAAAGGTGGCCCGTCAGTAGTAACTCGCTCTAATGACCCTAGTTTGTTTGGCGTTAACTTTGGAGCAAAGACATCGACCACTTATGTTGATGGGGTAGAAGTTCAGACAAAGTCAGGTCGAGATCCGTTAGGTAGGGATGCAAAAATAACTAAGCCAGATGGTTTGGCTAGGGGTATTAATGATCGTGTTGAGGCTGGCCCTGATGCCGCTAAAGAATTGTCAAACATCGATAACCAAATTAAGACCGAGACTGACCCTGCTAAGTTAAGGGCATTGCACAAGCGCAGGCTTATGCTAATGCGGATGAATCGGACCAATACAAAGTTTGCTGGCCTACTTGGCGAAGCAGATACAAAACGAACAAACCTGATGAGTATTAGCTAATGGAAGCGTATGAGAAAGGCAAACAAGCAGAGCCAATTGTTTCACCTGTCGCGTTGTTAAAACGCTATGACCGCCTACGATCTGATCGAACCAACTGGGACACCCTGTGGGAAGAGTTAGCCACATTCCTAATGCCTGGCAAGATTGACTTTATTACAACGACTACACGGGGCACTAAACGCGCTGCTGAAGTCTATGACTCCACTGGTATCCATGCACTACAGATACTATCAGCATCGCTACACGGGTCGCTGACAAGCCCATCAACTAAATGGTTCGGATTAAGGTTCCGTGAGGATGAGCTTAATGAAGACAAAGACGCTAAAGATTGGCTAGAGCAGTGCAGTAAAAGTATGTTCCAAGAGCTAGGTAAGTGTAATTTCTCTACTGAGGTAGCCGAGTGTTACCAAGACCTCGTTGGCTTTGGTACATCTGCATTACAGTTTGATGTAAAGACTAAAGATGCTCAGTTTGATGGCTTTAACTTTAGAGCCTGTCACCTTGCTGAAGTTGTTATTGCTGAGAGTGAAGATGGACGGATTGACACTGTCTTTCGTAAATTAAAGCTGACTGCCAGACAAGCCTACCAAAAGTTTGGTGATGACGCTGGCGAGAAGACGCTTAAAGCTTTGGAAGCAGATCCTGACAAGGTCTTTGAATATGTCCAAGCTGTGTTTCCCCGTGAGTTAAAGGGTGAGCCAGCAATGGTTGCACCACCACATCAACGTCCTTTTGCTTGTTACTTTATTAGCGTTGCCGACAAAAAGATTTGCAAAGAGTCTGGCTATTATGAGTTGCCATTTATGGTCCCACGTTGGGCTAAGACTACTGGTGACATCTACGGATTTGGACCTGGCTGTGTAGCACGGGCTGACATCAAGACCCTTAACTCTGCTCGTAAGCTTGCCATGAAGGCATGGGAAAAGTCTATTGATCCACCACTCAAGGCCATGCAGAACGGCATCTTGGGTAAGATCGATATGCGTCCATCGACAGTAACGTATGTGCGCGACATGAATAACCTAGAGCCTATCGTTAACGCCACTAACTGGAATGCTGATCAATTATGCTTGGTGATGTCCGTGGCTCAGTGCGTAGGATCTTCTTCTCTGACCAGTTAGAGTTAAACGAAGGTCCACAAATGACAGCAACCGAGGTGCAAGTTCGCTATGAATTAATGCAGCGATTACTTGGTCCTACTCTTGGTCGGCTGCAATCAGAGTTTCTAAACCCAATTGTTGAACGTGCTTTTTACTCTATGTTGCGCGGCAATGCGCTGCCAGAAATGCCAGATGTGCTGCAATCGCAGGGTTCTGACCTTGATATTGAATACGTTGGACCATTGGCTCGTAGCCAGAAAATGGAAGAAGTCACCAGTATCCAACGCGCAGTAGACGGCATTATGCAATTAGCCCAAGTGAATCCAGAAGTGCTAGACATCGTTAATGTCGATAAGGCCGCTCGTACCATCTCAGATCGACTAGGTGCGCCAGCAGATATGTTGTTAGGTGATGAACAAGTAAATGAGTTACGCCAAGAACGACAGCAACAGCAGCAGGCACAGGCTGAAATGGAGCAGGGTCAACAAGAGCTTGCAGGGGCACAACAAGTAGCTGACTTGGAGCAAACTGTCAATGGACCAGTTTAGTAAAGATGTGAAGGAATTATTTAGCAGTAAAACAGGTCAGCGAATGTTGGCTAATATGAAGTCGGCATATGGTGATCGAATCTCGTATGCCAAAGATCCATGTGAAACGGCTTTTCGTGAGGGTCAGCGTAGCATTTACTTAGAAATCACGAACATTGTGGAGAAGAAACATGAGTGAAGAAACAACAACAGAATCATGGCATTCGGGCTTGTCAGATGAGTACCGAGGCAATGAGTCACTATCACAAATACCAGACCTTAATACTTTAGCTAAGAGCTACTTAGATGCACAGCAATATGCTGGCGGCTCAATACGGATACCTGGTGAGGATGCGTCTACTGACGATTGGGCAGCGTTTAACGCAAAGCTAACTGATAAGGTTCCTAGCTTACTAAACCTTCCTAGCGATGAATCTGAAGCCCGTGACGCTATGTATGCTCGACTAGGCCGTCCAGATACAAAAGATGGTTACAAAGTCGAGGGTGCTGATCCTGATTTTTTAGAGTGGGCACATGAGAATGGCTTATCTAATGCTCAGGTTAAAGCATGGCAAGAAAACACTCAAACTCAAACTAAACAAGACGATGAAGACAGCGATGCTGAAATGCAAGCTGCCAATGATCTACTTAAAAAAGAGTGGGGTCACGCATACGACACTAAATTAGCTCAGGCTAAGAATGCCGTCATGGCTTATGCCGATTCTGAAACCCAACAGTTCTTGTTAGACAGTGGATTAGCCAATAACCCTGGCATGATTCGATTGATGGCTGGCATAGGGGCAACGCTTACCGAAGAGCAGTCAGCAGGCATTGAGTCAAGCACACGCTTTACCTTGTCACCCACTGAAGCTATGGATCGTATCGGTGAGGTTAGGCGCAACTCAGAACACCCTTACAATATTGCTAATCACCCTCAGCACAGGGCTGAATTAGAAAAGATGGAACGCCTGTATTCGCAGGCATATCCAGAAGAGGTTTAATTCTAATAACCGCATAGGAAAGTAAGAACATCTAATCAACAGGGTAGCTAATCCTTAGTCCTGTGGGTTAGATGAGCCATATCTCATCTCGTTGAAGCAAGCGTTATTGCCAGTGAAGAGTCCCGTTTGGGGTAGCTCAAAGCGCCAATTTCAATTGCCAATTCGGAGATAACTCACATGGCTAATACAATCGCAAAAGCGTTTGTCCAACAGTTCCAGGACAACCTAATTCACTTAGCATCACAAAAAGGCTCACGCCTACGTTCATCAGTAACCGAGCAGTCAGTTACGGGTGAGAAATTTAACTTTGAACGTCTTGGTAATGTCGCGGCTGTTGTTAAGTCAAGTCGACACACTAATACGCCAGTGCTTGAAGTTCCACACTCGCGCAGAACTGCGACCATGACTGACTACCACTGGGCCGATCTCATCGATGATGAGGACAAGGTTCGTATGTTAATCAGCCCAGAAAGCAACTATGCCAAATCTGGCGCAAACAGCATGGCCCGTGCATTCGATGATTTAATCATTGCAGCAGCTACTGGTAACGCTGTCGATGGTGATGGATCTAACGTGGCATTGCCTGCTGGTCAGAAGATCGCTCATGGCTCTGCTGGTCTAACCCTTGCTAAATTAATTTCTACTAAAGAGATTTTAGACGGCAATGACGTAGACGAAGAAGATCGTTTCTTTGTGTTGGGTTCACAGCAAGTTTCAAACTTGTTGAACACCACGGAAGTAAAATCCGCAGACTACAACTCAATTAAAGCCTTAGTACAGGGTGACATTGACACGTTTATGGGATTCAAGTTCTTGCGCTCTGAGCGTTTAAACCTAGCATCAACTCAGCGTAAGTGCTTTGCATTTACCAAGGGGGCGTTGGGCTTAGGCATTGGCAAGGATGTTACTACCAAGATCGATTTACGCGCAGACAAGAGTTATGCCCATCAGGTGTACTTGTCATTTGTCGCTGGTGCAACACGCATCCAAGACGAGTGTGTAGTCGAAGTTCTTTGTACTGAGTCCTAAGTTCAGTATGTAGCAACCAAGGGGCTGAAATACGCCCCTTTTTTTTAAACAGAGGATGACATGGCTAGGAATTATCGTAAAGAGTATGACAATTACCATAGCAAGCCAGAGCAGCGAAAGCGTAGGTCTTCTCGGAACAAAGCAAGAAGTATTTTAATTAGTAAGGGCAAGGTCAAGAAAGGTGACGGCATGGATGTCGATCATAAGGACCGCAACCCGAACAATAACTCAACCCGAAATCTGCGTGTTCAAACACCTCGCAAGAATCGTGGCTGGAGGCGTTAAATGGCTAGTGAAGTTTCTATATGCAACCGAGCAATGGCTCTATTAGGCGCTAATACAATTACATCATTATCAGATGGATCAACCGAGGCTAACGTGTGTAATGCGGTGTACGCAGATGCCCGTGATGCTGTGCTTAGATCCTACCCCTGGTCGTGTGCAATCAACAGAGCAACATTAGCTCAACTATCATCAGACCCAGTGTGGGGCTTTGACAAAGCTTACAGCCTCCCTAACGATCCACATTGTTTATCAGTGCTTGAGTTAAAAGAAACCAGCACCTACCGAATCGAGGGCAGAACCCTTGTTTGCAATACCGACACGGCAACTATTAAATTTGTTGCAAGAATCACCGACCCTGGTCAGTTTGACCCTGCGTTAGTCTTTGCCCTGGCAAGTCGCATAGCTGCTGAGGTGGCCTATGCCTTAACTCAGAATAGGGCACTTTCAAATGATATGTGGGCCATGTCATCAAGGGCTGTTGTTGACGCATCAATTTACGATGGCGCAGAAGTAGGATCTGAGGACATTAATTCAGTCGTATTTGAGGTAGCTCGCGCATGAGACTAAC